TGATTTTGGAATCCAGAGATCTTGATATTATTTTGAGAAATTTCATTCGTGAGTTTAGATGTTTCCTTTGTGATTGTGACAAATTGACGTTCTCTTTCTTCTTCTTTAGCAATTGCTTTTTCTAGTTCTTCAAAACCAGATTTAAGTTCTTTTGCTTTTTCCTGAGCTTCGTCCAGTTTATTTAGACGGAATTCTTCATCAATATCCTGTGTACAAGTAGGACAAACCGTATTCTTTGAAAAGAACTTATGTTCTTTCTTTACAGTAGATGCCTTGTTTGATATCTTACCTTTCAGATTTCCCAACTCCTTGAGTTGTTTATCAGCACCAACAAACTTTTCTTGTTCTTTTATTAACTCTTCAATAGTTAATGATGTATGTAGATTTACACTTGTTAATCCCTCAGACTCAAGCGATAATAAATCTATCTTTTTTTTCTTAGAATCAATTCGATCTTTACCTCTCTTTTCAACTTCTTCCATGAAGTTCTGTTGCATCTCTAACTTATCTTTTAAAGATTCTTTCTTTAATTCTAAAGTTCTGACTTTATCTTTTTTATCTCTTATCTTATCTCGAATAATATTATTCATCGCTGAGAATATCTTGATGTCAAGTAGATCTTCGATTACTTCTCTTCGATTTGATCCTGACAATTGCATAAAGGGAACAAATGTACTACTTCCCAATATAATAATTTGTGTGAATGACTTATAATTCATCTTCACAACATTTTGTTCCAACCACTTCTGTTGATCGTTCGCAGCAGAAGATTGATTCATCATCTGTCCATTACGATGAATCTCAAATATATTTGGTTTGATGCCTCTACGAATAAACCATTCAACTGAACCAATTTCAAATTCAAGTTCAACTACACAATCTTTTTCATTTGTAGCATTTACAAGTTGAGACTTATTAATTTTACGAAAAGGTTTATTAAACAGAACAAATGTAAGTGCATCTAACATGGTAGATTTACCAGCACCATTCGTTCCGATAATTACTGTATTGGATTTTTTATTAAGATCAATCTCTGTCCATTGATTTCCAGTGGAAAGCAAATTACGCCATCTTATCTTTTTGAAACAAATCATTATTTGGAGGAACCACGATATCGTCTGGTTTAATTATATTATACATGTAATCGTTAGTTTCGCAAGCTCTTATTGCGATGTAGTCATCTATTTCTATCACACTCATTTCTGGAGAGTCTTCTTCAGAAAATATTAAATCTGCATATCTATCTGCATCATCTTCTTCTTCAAACATTAAAAGCACTCTTTCCCCATCATCATTCTCAATTGAGAATGCACCTTCATCTTCAAAACCTTTAACAGCTAAGATAAACATTACTCGACCTCACAGGCCTCCTTATAAACATCTTGAAGTATATTTGTGATCGTAAATTTATCCAAATCTACTTCAGACTCCTGTATGTATCTATTTAGCAAAGAGATTGTATCTTCAGATTCTTCTGCTTCAAACTCCTCTCCTTCTGTAAAATCAAAGTTCTCAACAATCTTAAGTTCTGCTAGATTTGATGAATATAATTTATCAATGTATTTTTCAAACTGTTTAGGATCTGATTTTTTACGAACAATTACCTTGACAATCTTTTGATCATACTTGGTAATATCTAGCATTTGATGAGGAGTATCTTCATAATATAGATTATGAAATATCTGATATGGATTATTGACTGGAGTATGTTCTAGAGTATCTGTATCAAAAAGATGGAATCCACGATTACGATCATTCACATCATTCCAATACATTTCATATGGATTGCCTAAGTAAAATACATTTCCTTGATTTGATCTCATGTGATAGTGTCCTGTATAGACTCGATCAAACTTATCAAAAACTTTTGAATCCATACCGTGTTCCATATAGTGACCACGAGTTGCCATAAAACCATTTAATTCAAGATGACCCATGACACATGGAGAATCACTATCCTCAATCAATTCAAATGTTTTATCTTTATTCTCAGGATTTATCCAAGGCACAAATAAAAATTTTGTTTTATCTATCGTTACTTCTTTTGTTTCTGGATATATTTTTACATTATCATACTCTCTTAAAAAAAGACCAACACCTGTTAAGTCATTAGTATTTTTATAGTAAGCAGTATGATTACCTATAATTGTATGTACAGTAATTCCTAATTCTTGTAATTTATCAAAATAATTATTCTTTGCCCATTCAAGAGATACAAAATCAACACCTTTTCGACTATCAAAGGTATCACCCATATCAACAATAGTTGTAATACCTTCTTTAATTAAAGTTGGGAAGAATATATCTTCATAAAATTTTAAAAAATAATCATGAAACAATTTGGAATTTTTCCTTGCACCAAAATGTTGATCAGTAATAATAGCAATTTTCATTTAGATTCTTCTTCATCATCATACTTACGGAAGTGATGGGCATATTGATCATCGATCATTGCCATGTCATCCACAGTCTCTTCTCTTTTTTTCCTTTTCTGATGCATCTTTTGATATTGATGTGCAGCAAGATTGTCTAGGAAATCATTAATCATTTTAAACCTTTACTGATAGTTCATTCTTGTTTGTACAGAGTCTTTGATTTGATTATAATCAGAACTACTGCCTGTCATGTCACCATCAACAGTGAATACTTCTTCATAACCAGATCTTTCAATAATTTTAGTTTTAATTTCTAGTTGTTTCTTTTCTTTTTGTATTCTTCTCAGAAAAGCATAATGTATAATCTGAGTAAAATATGCAAATGGATTCTTAGATTTTTCTGGATTAAAGTTATTAATATATTGAACACAGTTTTCAATTCCGTCACACACCATATCATCCTTAAACATATAATTTACAAAATTAGGTTTAAAAGATAAGTGAGTTGCAATCTTGAGAAAACATTCTCCAAGATAATTAGTAATACGAGGTTTTGCTTCACCTCTTATTTCAGCTAAGGCAATTTTATCCTTGTACTCAACAATAGCTGCAAGGAACTCTTTGTTATTTACATAGTGTTCCGATCTTTTTCTTGTCCTTGGCATAGAAGGCATTGGTTGTGTTGTTTATTCATAACATTATTATACACTATTTTACAACGCTTGACAATACCCTTAAAAACTATTACAATAACTCTGTAAGGGTTCAAAGGGACGGATTAGCTATTCTTAAAGATATTCTCTAGACTTTTACGAGCATCTTTAACATTAGATATATAACCCATTTCTTTTGTCATCTTAGGTTTTGGTTTAAGTTTAGGAACTTCAGTTTCGTAATAAGCCTCTACAAACTTATTATAAGCTGAAATTACTTCTTTATCATTAACCTCACATGTGGTGATAATGTTAGTCATCTCAACTATATATGACTTTTCTTTACCTGTTTTGATCCAAGGTTCAATCTTAATAACACTGATTCCAGGCTTTCGAGAGAAAGAAGAATGTGCGATCAATGCTGGACAATCTATTTCAATAAGATCTGTCTCTGATATTGTTCCAATATTTGCAATAACCTCCTCTCCTGTTTTTAATTTTATAACTGCTAAAAATTTATCTGACATTGTTTTAAAGGTATCGTGAGCATCTCATAATTAAAATTTTCTTCATTATAAATTTTGACCCTCTCCATCATGTGATTTAATGTGTAGTTTTTTGAGGAACCGTAAGTAATGTCATCAGCAATATCAAAAAGAGTTGCTTTTATTTTATTGTCACCTTTTCTTAAAACTCTTCCTATACTTTGTAAATTTCTAATTTTTGATTTATTTGGTGATGCAAAAATAACATTGTGTAAGTTACGAATATTAATACCTGTAGAGAAAGTTCCATATGATGCGATAATGATTGCATTATCTTCTTTTTCTGTGATTGTCCGAACTTCTTCTCGATCTTCAGTATCTACTCCTCCATGAACAAAGAAACACTTTCTGTGTTCTTCCTTGCTACTATTTATGAGTTCAAATAAAGGAAGTCCATGTGACTCAACTCTTGTATATAATATTAAAGTATTACCCTTTTGATCAATTGCTAAATTTTTAATAAAGTTATTTCTCTGTGTATGTGTGATTAGATATTGTATTTCATCTTCATAAGTATTGAATTTTTTTGCAGGGTGTTTCAGAGTTAAAACTTTGATGTTTAATTTGGATAGATATCCCTTCTTCATCAATTCATCTGTACGAATAATTTTATATGTTGGGCCAAACAATCCTTCCAGCACCCATTTGTGAGTTTGTGTTCCATCAAGTGTTCCTGTAAAACCATATCGATATTTGCAATCAAGCATCTTTGTCATGATACTGATGAGAGACTTTGATTTAAATAAGTGTGCTTCATCACCAATCACTACATTAAAGTCATTAAAATATTTTTTATCTAACTTGTAGATTGATTGCCATGTTGTAATTGTGACACTGTAATCACTGGTTTTATCTCTTCCAGCATAAACTCGATGACAATATTTCTCAGCACCCCATCCATAATCTTCAAAATCTTTATACATCTGTTCAACGAGAGATGTTGTTGGAACTACAATTAAGATACGACGATTATTTTCAACATGATATCTTGTGATTGCGTAAATCATTAATGACTTACCAGATGCTGTTGGAGATAATAATAACTTACGATTATGTCTTAGAGCATCATGAATACCCATGACTTGATATGGTCTGGGTTTGTATTTTGAAATACTTTTGACGTAATCTGTAACTCCCTGTGGCGATATTAATTCATTCTCTTCAAGTGGTAGTCCATAAAATTTACTACCTTCAAATTCATATGTATATCCTTTACGATTACAAAATGATATTATTCTATCTACAAGTCCAGTATATATTTCATTCTTTCTCATATCATAAAGTCTTATCTTTCCATCCCAATACTTATTACGATATTGTGGCATAAACTTTGCGCCAGGAACTTCAAATGTAAAATGATCTGAGAGTTCATGATACACATGTTGTTCTGAGTCAATCGTCACAAAGACTTCATTTTTCTTTTTAATAATAAGATGGGTCATGCAAATCCAGCTTGGAATTTATGCCATTCAATTGAGTTTTTAATTTGATATGTACGATTCGATATCTGTTTCAAAATACTTTCAATGTAATTAATCATCACATTGTAATATTCAACTTTTAAATTTGCATCTGAAACTCGTTCATCAGCATCCATGTATCTTATTAACGCATCTTTATCTCTAACTTTCTTTGGGAATGGTTCTCTCTCATATACTTCAGGATCTGCCTTTCCTGAATAGTATTCATACCTTTCATGACGAACACTCTTTTGTATCTTCTGAGCTTTTGTTCTTAACAATATTAAGTTGTTCATTATCTCATGATATTTAGAATGCAACTGAGGAATCTTAACAGACTCTTCATGCATATTGTCAATATCAATCTTACAGTCCTGTTCCCACATGGACTGAATCTTTTCAAGATTAATCATGTAAAATTATTTTTTTGGTTTATTATCTAGTCGATTACCGCTTGGATCAGTAATATCATATATTGTATATTTAAAAGTTACTGATGCAGTAAAGAAACTATAGTCACGTTGGGATACATCAAAATCTAATGTTGAAAGTGAAATTGGAAATGCATCTTTAAAATTAACATGTATGCTTGGTTTATAGTTACTACCTAAAACTTGTAGTGTAGCATCTGAAAATTCAAAATAACGAGGATCTGCCTCATCACTTGCACTTGCATTAGTTCTAATATCATCTTTTCTTAGTTGATCAAATTGTCCTAAAGATTCTGGATATCCAAGGCCAGTGATCCACTTGTAGATTGCAAGATAGTTTTCCATCTTCTCATCTACTAAGAAACGAACGGTTAAATCATCATACAAAACTTTATCACCAGGCACAGGAATATCCTTCAAATAAGTTGGTTGAATCGCAGTTCCCATGCTTATTTGAGGTATGTTCGCAGATTGGCAAAGAAAATCAACCTTTGGTGTCTTAGTTATAATCAA